CCCCTCTCGGGGCTCTCAGCCGCTACCATTAACTTAGAGATACTTATGACTACTCCCGCTCTTAGCGTCAATGCAAACCAGATTGTTACTGGAACGAGGTGGCAGAAGGGTACTTGCTCTTCTGCCTTCGTCCAGAACGCGACGGCTACCATGACTGTTAGGAACGTTCAGGAGTCTAGACCTGCTTCGGTTAACAAACCGAAGAATAGGTCTGGTTGGCGGGATCCTTCTGCCTGGTCACATTCTAAGTTAGTCCACAACCCCCATCCCAGTAGTACTGTTGGTTTCTATGCCACTGCTTGTGGCAAAGTTACGACAGAATACAGAGATGGGTATTTCTGGCAAGGTTCTACTAGTAGCAGCTTGCCGGCTTTTCCTAGCTACCTTTCTCAGGTTGCTAGAAGCCGTATGTTGTTACGTTTAAAGGACCAGCAAGTAAATATATCTGTAGCGATTGCTGAGGCTCATCAGACTAAACAGCTCTTTTCAGATGCTGCTAGAAAGATAGCTCAGGCTGTTTCCGCTTTCCGCGGCAAGAACCCGAAAGCTTGGGGTCAAGTCGTGAAGAACGGTGCTAAGTCACAGTGGAGGAATATTCCCCGCGAATGGCTTGCGATGCAGTACGGTTGGAAGCCCTTGATGTCCGATGTTGAAGGAGCCTGTAATTCCCTTGATAAGACGCAACAAGATCCGAATTGTTACTCTATTCGAGTCATTGGGCGTTCTCATGGGAAGGTTACTTCTTCATGGAACAAACAAGGCAGTGTCAGCACTGCAGCAAGGTTCGTCGTGACTGATGTGGCCGACCACTTTTGTAAAGTGGTATGCCATTACAATTTACGACGCGCCAACCTGGCTAGATTTGCAAGCTTGGGTTTAACTAACCCAGGCGAGCTTATCTGGGAGAAAACTCCGTATTCATTCGTGATTGACTGGTTCCTACCAGTCGGCAACTGGCTTTCTACGCTAGACGCCGATTTGGCATGGGACTTTAAATCAGGTACTGAAACGAAGTTTACTCGGTTAGCTTCTAGCTCGAAGTTTCAGGCTGGTCCATCATATCCTCCCGGTGTTTATGCCGCGAGTTTTGGTGGAGACACCTATAAAGCAGATGGGTTTAGTATGACCCGTTCTGTGCTTTCGAGCTCTCCCTCGGCCGGATTTCCGAGTTTCAAAAATCCACTGTCGAGCACTCACATCGCGAATGCAATGTCGCTTCTTGTGAATGCTTTCCGTCGCTGACATAGACTGCAAGGCTTCTCAGCCCCTAGGTCTATTTTCGGAGGGATATTCCCTTGTCACAGCAAGCTAACGTGACCCTTAATACGGTCGTGTATGCTCCAAACGGTACTGCCAACGGTATTGCTACCTGGGGCAACCGCAGTTCTGGTTATGGAGCTGGTTTCAGCTTCCTTACCGAGCGGTTTACTCAGAGTAACAAGTCCGAGGTTGTTCGGATGGAGTTCAAGCTCACAGTGCCGATTGTCGAGACGGTCGGTACAGCGCACGATGCGGTTGGTACACTGCTGAGAACCAGCACATGTATCATTACCGTTCTCGTGCCTGCTAACTCGACGGCCGCGGAACGTACGGATCTGAAGCTCCGTATCCAGAATCTGGTTGCAGCGACGCCCTTTACGGACGCCGTTGGTAACCTCGATCCTGCTTACGGGTAACTGTATGTGCCGTTTTAAACGGCAGTACAGGCGACATTTCCTTACTTCCCGCTCATTCGGAGTGACTCCAAATGAAAAGCCCAAAGAGTTCTCATCCCGGGTTAACCGGGATGTACCGTCGGTTCGAAAGTTGTGCATCAGTTGTAGCTCGGTCGGTTTTTGCCGGCTTAGCTACTCCACTGTCTCATCATGCCTACTCTCTCTACACGAAAGGTAGGTTTAATGAGCTAGTTTCATTGTCCGTAGATCCATCTACGTACTCTGACACTAGTAAGTTCCGCGATGATTACCTTGTCTGCGAGCTCTTTTCCAAGTTCGATTCGTTTGATCTTGGAATTGATCGTGATAAGGTAGCATACGGAAAGTTTCTTGACAGTGAGAGCTTGTGTGAAGAGACAAATATCCGTTTGTCTGCTGCCAACGAGCGTGGGGTTTACAGCCCCTACTCGCCCGAGTCGTTTTTGTGGACGGCTCGAGTAAAAATTGAGCAGCTTCTCGGCCCTTTAAATTGGGACGAGGCTTCACAGTACTTCGGCTTCGGTCCAGGTGCTTCTAGCAGCCTGAAGCGGAATCGAGGGGATGCATACTTCAAATATGGGGTTGTTAGGCCCCACACGACGAAGGCAAACGCTCTGGTCTCATATGTAGCTGTCAAAAGCGAACCTAGATGGTGGAAACACCTCCTTGGGCATAGAGATCCAGTTACTTTCTCGAATCTACCTATCGAACAACAGATAGAAGAGCTCTTCGAGATTGTTCCTGGTAACAGGGTTACTACTGTACCTAAGAGTGCTAAGACTAACCGCGTAATCGCTGTCGAGCCCGATCTGAATATGTATATTCAGAAAGGGATTGGCGGTGTTATTCGGCGTTGTCTTAAGAGAGTTGGTGTAGACCTCGACGATCAAGGGCTAAATCAGCGTCTTGCGCAGGTTGCCAGTTCTACTGGCGCCTATGCAACCATTGATCTTAGCTCTGCTTCCGACACAATATGTCTTAAGCTGGTCGAACTACTCCTACCTCCTGACTGGTTCGAGGCCGTAAAGCAGTCTCGCTCACCAGTCGGCACAATGCCTAACGGTACCCTCATACGGTATCAGAAGGTATCCAGCATGGGGAATGGCTTCACATTCGAACTTGAAAGCCTTATCTTTTGGGCAATCTGTTCTAGTGCGATGTCACTACTCAAGCCGGCTTTACGTCAGATGGCTGTCTATGGGGACGACTTGATTGTCCCTACTGATATTTGCCATACCGTACTGTGGCTTCTTGAATATGTCGGCTTTATGCCGAATAAGAAGAAGACATTTGTATCCGGTCCATTCCGTGAAAGTTGTGGTAAACACTTCTTTCTCGGTGCTGACGTCACTCCGTTCTATATTCGTAAGGATATAGTATCGTCAGATAGGCTTATCCATGCCGCTAATTCTATCCGTCGCTGGGCTCGGCTCAGCTATGGACTAGATTATCGACTGAAGATTTGCTATCTATCTATCGTAAACTTGTTGGACAGACGTTTACGTAGACCAACTATCCCCGAGTCTCTCGGTGATATAGCCCTTTGGGGCGACTTCGACGAGGTTAGGCCTTCACGGCTTGGTCGCGGTTTCGAAGGTTGGAAGGCCTTTGGCTTCCAGGAGAAATCCCAGAAGCTTCGGCCCGACGATATCCCCTTACTGATACGCAATCTTGGAATCATTGCCACGCGCAGAGTAACATCCTACACGGGACATTGGTTTTGGGATTACCTTCAGAAGGTGAAACTGGAGCTTGATTTATCTGAGGTCGTAACTAGGCCCAGAGACATCAAGTGGCAGATCGTAAGACCTGCCGTGGTACAGTGGGAAAGCTATGGGCCGTGGTTAAGCCCATAGTTCTTCTTTGAGCCGAAGTCCTTGGCTCTGGTGGCCCGCTATTGTTAGCGGGTGCGCTCCTGTTCGGGAGACAATGAGTGACGAG